ACAACGTATCAGTATTGAGCAAGAGCGTGTTGATAATAATAAAGAATTAGCCGAAGATCGCATGGATCTTCAGTCTGAAACGGCTGAGATGAAAGATCAGATTGCCAGAGAGCGCATTAATGTTCAGCGTTCTGCCCAGATGGCGAAAACGGCTGAGAACGTAGCCAAGAATTTCTTCGGAAATTAGGAGGACAAATGAGTTCAGTACGCCAAAAGATGGCCGCAACACAGAAGGCTCAAAACAAAGCAGAAGAGCAAGCACGCCTTGGCGTTGAAGCGGTTGCCCCAGTTGTTGAGCCGCCAGTTGTAGAGCCAACTCCCGAAGAGCCTAAGAAGCCTGCGCCCAAGAAGGCCGCACCTAAGAAGCCCGCAGCGAAGAAAGCTGCAGCACCTAAGAAAGCGCCTGCTAAAAAGAAACCTGCACCGAAAGGAAAGAAGTAATGAAAAGACAAACCAGCTTCCCGCAGCCCAAGGTCACTGACAGCAAAGTAAGCATCAAAGACCAAGGCACTGTTAACTACGCAAAAGAAGAGTCTGTAGCCACACCGACTACATCGAAGCCTTATGGCGCAGGTCAAATGCGTGGATTCGGCGCGGCTCTGCGTGGCAAGAAGTTTTCTGGCATCTACTAGGAACGTCAAATGGCTAAGCCTAAGTATCGCACGGTCAGGATACCCAAGCCGCGCTCTCGTGGCATTCGGGGCAAGATGGCGCTGCAGAGATGGCGACAAAGTGGTGGCCGTCAAAAGCAAATACTGAACCCAGAAACAGGTAAGTATGTCCGCGTGCTTTTTGGTGAGGCTGGCAAAAGGCAGCTGCAAAAATTCTATCCTACAAAAGAACGTGGCGAGTCGATTAAAAAGGTAGGTGAAGCCAAGGCTGCACAAGCCAAGCGCAACAAAGCTGATGCCGCTGAAGCAAAGAAGAAAGCTGAAGCCTTGCTTGCAGAGGTAAAGAGAAAGCGAAAGGAAAAAGAAGCTAAGGCAAAGGCTGAAAAAGAAGCAAAAGCTAAAGCAGAAGCAGAAGCTAAGGCAAAAGCAGAAGCAAAAGCTAAAGCAGAAGCAGAAGCTAAAGCAAAAGCCAAGGCAGATGAAGAGGCAAAAGCAAAGCGAGCAGCTGCAAAACCAAAAGCAGATCCACCACCTTTACCAAAGCCTGCCGCAAAAGCAAAACCAAAAGCTAAGCCTAAAGCAAAGCCCAAGCCTAAGCTTGCTACACCAAGAGCCACACGAGGTCGTGGAGAACCTGACTTACCTATTCCACCCGTGGTTTTGCCTGCGCCTGCGCCTGTTGCAGAAGCGAAGCCCAAGCCTGCACCTAAGCCTGCAGCACCAAAGTTGCCTAATGTTAATCTGCGACCAAGCCTTGTAAGAATTAAGGACGCTCCCAAAGAAAGAGAACCTGGTGTTCCTGACATTGGAGTCGCTGCCCTTCCGAGTATAACGCTACCCACTGTTGCTGCAGAGCCTGCACCACCACCGCCAACTACAGGAAGATTAACTCGTGGCCCTGGCCCAGAAGCACCTCCGCCTCCGAAGCCTATTCGCATTACAGAAGAAGCGCCTAAGATAGAGGATGCGGCTAAGCTTTTTGTGCCTCCACCGCCTCCGGGTGACCGTTTTGAAGCAGAGGCGGTAAGAAAAATAATAGAAGACCTGCCAGCACGAGTTACAGAGCAGCTACCACCATCGCCGCCAGTTCGTGTTACAGCAGAAGTGCCTAAAGTAGCTGCGCCTGATAAAGCAAAGATTCAGGAGGTTTTGAAAGATTTAGAGAAAAAAGTTTTATCTTCAGACTTTAAAACACCGACACCTGATGAGATTGCAGAGGCAGTTACCAAGGCAACTGGCGGCAGGTACACACCTCCTGTTGCAAAAGTTGCCGAGTCTGCGCCAACAAAAGTTTTAGCAGAGGTAGAGCCTGTTGTGCCTGTTAGACCTGCTGTAGATCAAGCGATTACGCCACCTAGAGTAGTTGATATACCAGGCGGTGGGCAGGTTGTTGTTCCGAGCACTCCCGCTGTTACAACAACGGCTGCACCTGTGCCCGCACCTAAACCTGAATTAACGACTGCATCCACCCCTACACCCGCACCTACACCTGCTCCTGCTCCTGATCCTGCTCCACCATCTGCAGCAGAGCTAAATGCAGCTAGGCAAGCATTTCTTCAGGCTATGGATCCTTTGCAGGGCGTGCGTGAAACGTATGTTCCTAGCAATATACTTGGGCAATCTTTTGATCCTGGAGTGCGCGAAGATTTCTCACAGCGCATGATGCAAGCAGGTGCAAACATACAACAAGGTGGATACCCAACCTTTCAAATGCCGACATCTGCTGTGCCACAAGTGCAGTTTGGTGGATACGGCGCACCTGCACCAATGGCACCATTAGCGCCATATGCAGGATTAGGTGGGCCACCACCAGTTTATAGTGGCGCGATTGTTAACCCTGGCACAGGCCAACCAGAACCTGTTGGTATTGCGCCACCAATGCCGAGGTTCCCAATCACATAAATGGATTCAATAGCTTTAGCTTCTTACATGATGAAGAAGTTTGAACAATATGAGCAAGGTATTGTCGATTACACAACGTCGGGCAATATCAAATCTATGGAGGACTACAAGTTTGCAATGGGTGAGTTATCGATGCTTCGCACCCTGCGTGAAGAAATAAGAGAAGCGTTGCAGATTGAAGGAGACCCCCTCGATGAGTGATCTATCTTTAGATTCCATCGCAGCAAAACCGTCTGTTACAGACGCATATGTAAGCGAAAGCGAAAGGGTTTTAGACCCTACCGTGCTAGACAAATCTCTGATTGAAAGAATGCCTGAACCCTCTGGATGGAGACTGTTAGTCCTTCCATACAAAGGCAAAGGTGTGACAGATGGTGGCATACAACTCCTTGAGTCTACTGTGAGCAAGGAGAACTTGGCGACATCTGTGTGCTATGTCATGAAAGTCGGCCCATTGGCTTATCAAGATTACGATAAGTTTGGTGGTGAACCATGGTGCAAGAAAGGCGATTGGGTGCTTATTGGTAGATACGCAGGCGCTCGTTTCTCTTTGGAAGATGACCATGAAGTTCGCATCATCAATGACGATGAAGTGATTGGCACAATTATTAATCCTGACGATATCAAGTCTGCATAGGTGAAACATGAGCGAAGAAACACTGACTGAAGCGTTATCTAAGCTAGATAACGAAGAAAACATAAACAGAGCTGCGCTCCCAGAAGGGCGTAGAGTTGAAGAAGAAGTTCAAGAAGAGGATGCAATCATTGAGTTTTCTGAAGAGGAAGCTGATGATCTTGCACCTGTCACAGAAGATGCTGTTCAAGAGGACTTTGAAGCCCCAGAGCCAAACGAAGAAGAAGAGCTTTCTGAGGTCGAAGTAAAAGCCAGAACGGCTCAAAACAGAATTAATCAAGCTGTAAAGCAAGCAAAAGAGTATCAACGGCGTGAACTGCAGGCATTGCAGTACGCTAAAGAAATTCAAGCTCAAAATGATGCTTTGGCTCAACAGCTTAAAAACACTCAAACATCCAGTGCTGAGCAGAATCTAAAGATTCAAGAAAACTACAGCCAGGAGATGGAAAGCCGTGTTGATACACAGGCTATGGCTGCAAAACGTAACTTAAAGACGGCCTATGAGTCTGGTGATCCAGAAGCAATGGCTGAAGCACAACAAATGCTTGCTCGAGCAGAGGCTGATCGAAATGCGCTTGCAAAGTATCGGCAAGAACTTGCTGATTACAAAGTGCAATACGATGCGTGGGTTGATCAACAGAGCCAACAAGTTGAACAAGATCCTCAAATGGATTTTACGCCGACTGAACAGCCTGCTTACGAAGAACCATCAGAGCGAGCGCAGCAATGGGCGACCGATAACGAATGGTTCGGAACAGATACTGTGATGACAAATGTAGCATTTGCCATACACAATGAATTGGAGAGCAGTGGAATTGACTTAGAGTCTGATGAATACTACTCTCAAATAGATAGACGAATGAGGGAGGAACTTCCTCATAAGTTTCCCGCAGGAGGCGAACAACAACCCGTCCAGACCGTTGTCTCCAGCACGCGCATAACAGGAAGTGGACGCAATCAAAATAATCGTCAAGTTAAACTTAGCCCCAGCGAACAGCAACTTGCTAGAAAATTAGGGGTTCCGTTTAAAGAGTACGCAAAACAAAAGATGAGGTTACAAGGTTCATGAGCGAAGAAACTAATACACCAGGTTCAAATAGAACCCCAAGGGGCGCTTCTTCTCGGTCTTCAAAGGCTGCAAGAAAACCGTGGACTCCACCTCAAGTATTGGAGACTCCAGAGGCTCCTGAAGGAATGCAGTATCGTTGGGTGAGAACTCACATACGCGGTGAAGCAGATAAAACTAACGTGCACATGCGCTTTCGTGAAGGGTACGAACCTGTACATCCGAGCGAAGTTCAAGGATATGACCTGCCTGTTATCGATGATGGTAACCATGCAGGTACAGTCGGTGTCGGTGGTTTGATGTTAACCAAGATTCCAAAAGAGACTGTGGAAGAGCGAAATGCTTATTTCGCGCAACAAACAGATCAACAGATGAATGCTGTAGATAATGACTTGATGCGTGATGAACACCCTGCAATGCCAATCTCAAAAGAGAGAAAGACGCAGGTATCTTTTGGCCGAGGCAACAAATCGTAGCCTCTTTTTGATTGTGTTTAACTAGGAGATTCAAAAATGGCAAATCAAGATGCCGCTTTTGGTATGCGTCCAGTGCGTATGGTGGGCGGTGGCCCCTATACGGGAGGACAAAGCCGATATCGAATCGCCGCTAACTATGGCACCGCTATCTTTCAAGGAGATATGGTTGCCCAAGTAACTGGTGGTACGGTAGAGGTTCACGCAGACGGAGGCACTGTGCCTATCGTTGGCGTATTTAACGGTTGCATGTACACCGATCCCACGACAAGTGAGCAAGTGTTCAGCAATTTTTATCCTGCAAGCACCAACGCTTCAGACATCATTGCGTTCATCATCGATGATCCAATGGTTGTTTATGAAGTGCAGGCTGATGCTGCATTCCCGATTGCCGATCTCTTCGGCAACTTTGACATCGTCTATACCAGTTCAGGAAGCACCGTAACAGGTATTTCTGGCGCTGAGCTTGAGGTATCAACGGGTGCAACAACTGCAGGATTGCCCATCAAGGCCATCGATATCTCTGGTGATCCAGAGAACTCAGATGTTGCTACGGCGAATACCAACGTACTCGTTGTTATTCAGAACTCAATATTCGGCCAAAAAGGCGCGGGCTTAGCATAGGAGGCTAACTAATGGCTATTTCAAGAGCACAATTAGCCAAAGAGCTAGAGCCTGGTCTCAATGCTTTATTTGGCATGGAATACGCTCGTTATGAAAACGAGCATGCCGAGATCTTTGAAACCGAAGCTTCAGACCGAGCGTTTGAAGAAGAAGTCCTGATCGTAGGCTTTGGTAATGCGCGTGATAAATCTGAAGGGCAGGGCGTTGCATACGACCAAGCTTCTGAAGGTTTCACTGCACGTTATACGCACGAAACTGTCGCCTTAGCGTTCTCGTTAACCGAGGAAGCGGTAGAAGATAATTTGTATGACCGCCTTGGTGCGCGTTATACAAAGGCGCTGGCTCGTAGCATGGCACACACTAAGCAAGTAAAAGCTGCAAACGTATTGAACAATGCGTTTAGCTCTAGCTTCTTGGGCGGTGACGGCAAGTCTCTTGTCGCTACTGATCACCCTCTTGCTGGTGGTGGCACTTTCTCAAACCGTCCTTCTGCGTTTTCAGATCTAAACGAGACTTCGTTAGAGAACGCATTGATCAGCATCTCGACTTTTGTTGATGATCGAAACATGATCTTGGCTCTGCAAGGAACCAAGTTGGTTGTTCCGCCTCAACTTCAGTTCGTTGCGGATCGTTTGCTGGAAACTCCCGGACGAGTAGAAACGGCTGACAATGACATCAACGCAATCAGGAACATGGGTCTGCTGCCTCAAGGCTACGCAGTCAACCATTTCTTGACTGACACTGATGCATTCTTTGTCTTGACCGACTGCCCAGATGGCTTCAAGCACTTTGAGCGAAGCCCGATTGCCACTTCTATGGAAGGTGATTTCAACACTGGTAACGTGCGATACAAAGCCAGGGAGCGATACAGCTTCGGCTTCAGTAATCCACGCGCA